GGACCTAGAGGACGAGGGCCAGCACTTGCCGATGCAGGACGTACAGCAGACGACAGAGAACCCGGACTACTCCCAGCCCTACGTGAGGGAAGAGATAAACTGGGAGCCAAGTTTAGTCGGCGTCCTCAGCGACAAGAAGTAGTCGCCCAGTTTCCACCCGTCAAAGCGCTCTTTGAGATTGGCAAAAAGGGAAGCCCTTACGAGAACGGCATTACGAACCTCGATCAGGCTCTTGAGTTAGCCCGAGCGCTCAACATTACAGTCCACCTCTTCCATACCCAGCAGCAGATGATGGACGCACAGGGACGTAAGAACACGGGTACAGTTCGAGGGTCATTCCGCAAAACACCTAACGGTGCATCAGGCACCGTCTTTGCCTTAAAGGAACATACTCGCGTCAACGATGGCAGAGTTAGCAAACTCGATGAATTAACCACAGTACTGCATGAGATCTTCCACGGCGTGACTATGGGTCCAATGTCGGGTGTTGGTCCTATGATCAACGGTAATGGAACGAACTCTGTCGAGAATGCTTTAGGTGCCATGATCGATAAGCCTCAGGGCAAGCGCACCCGCGAAGAGCGTGAGATCATCTACGAGGTCAAACGCCTACAAGACCAGCTTGACGTTTACATTGAGGGTAACCCCTCTGAAAGGCGTTCTGTACGTGTTCTGAATAAAGCCTTGCAGGATCTTGAAGATAACAGAATGCAGATGACGCCTGAGCAACAGATGCAGCAAGAGCAGGCTATAGATAATTATAAGAACTATATCCGCAGCAAGGCTGAGTTTTCTGTCGACCCCTTCTGGGTCTATGCGGTCAATCCTAAGTTGGCAAAGCAGGTCATGCCTGTGACCACCAAGTGGATACAGAAGAACCTACGCCAAGCAGGCAACAAGAACATCCAGTTCTACAGTCACCCCTTCGCAGTATCTGTCGCGGTCATGCTGGCAATCTTGGCTGCTCAAGATGCTGAAGACGAAGAGAAGAAACAACAGCAGCAACCAATGATGCCTCAGGGCGCACTGTCGCCCATGCCGGGGATGCTGACTGCAGCATAATGATGAACACTAAAGGAGAGCTTTGAATGAAACTGATGATAGAGCTTATGTCTGCGATGAAAGGCTTTGAGGATATTGAGGCCAGCAAGACGCTATCTAAAGACGACAAAGGTGCAATGATCTGGGAGATGTTCTCGAACATTCCTATGTCGATGTACGAGCGTCAGTTTCCACATTCAGTCCGTATTATTACGGACATATCACTGAGGCACAGACCGGATGACAACAGAAAAGCAGCCAAGAGCGCGGCGTCAGAAGAAACCCCCAAAAGTGGTGAAGATGCCCCAAAAGGGGAACCCAAAGGAAAAGAACCACTTCTGGCGAATGATGCAAACGGAAGAAGGACGCGCACAAAGAAGAGCGTGGGCAACAAAACCACGTAAAAACCCCGGACGACCCAAGGGTGTGCCTGACGGTTACACCCGCGAAATGATGATCCCAATAAGGAAACAAGCGATGAAAGATGCAGAGACTGTCGTCGACATTATGAAGAAGGACTTCGGTGTCGAAGATGAGTTGGCCCAAGAGGCCCTCAGAACAGCCGTCATCATCATGCGTGAACCGGGGCAGGCCAGAGAGAAACTCGCAGCCGCCCGTATGATCTTGGACTTCACTAAGAGTAAACCTGTCGCCAAGTCAGAGGTTTCTGTCGGCAAAGCAGAAGAGTTCTTAGCGTCTCTGCTTCTTGCAGAGATACATCACGACAACGAGGAAGAGCAATTCGATGGACCCGAAGTTAACGAAGATCCGGAAACGCCTTTACACTGACTTCGATTTCTACTCCCGGTCTGCTCTCAAGATCAGAACCAAAGAAGGCAACGTAAAGCCTCTTCAGTTAAACCCTGCCCAGAAGATCCTACAGAAGGCCGTCGAAGATCAGATGGCCTCTGAAGGCAAGGTCAGGATTATCATCTTGAAAGCCCGTCAGCAGGGCCTTAGCACCTATGTTGGCGGCTATCTATACTTCAGCGTCTCTCAGAGGGCTGCGTGTAAGTCCATGGTTATCACGCACCACTCTGATAGTACCCGTGCGCTTTTCGATATGACAAAGCGTTATCATGAGAACTGTCCTGAGCTTCTGAAGCCTCACACCAAGTACAGTAGTCGTCGGGAGTTATCGTTTGACGTCCTCGATAGCTCTTATGTGGTGGCTACGGCTGGTGGTGACGCCATTGGTCGGGGCGAGACGCTGACCCACGTTCATGCCTCAGAGCTTGCCTTCTGGTCTAAGTCGACTGCAGCCGACAACTGGAACTCTCTGACACAAGCCGTGCCAAACACCAAAGGTACTGCCATCTTTGTCGAGAGCACTGCCAACGGTGTCACTGGTGTCTTCTATGACCTTTGGAAGGGTGCCGTAGATGGCAGCAATGGATATGTACCGGTGTTTATACCTTGGTACATCAACCCGGAGTACGCTGAGAATGTCCCAGAGAACTTCCTTCGTACTCCGGAAGAAGAAGAGCTATGCGAGAAGTATAGCTTAAGCGACGAGCAGCTTATGTTTCGTCGCCGTAAGATCGCCCAGAACGGCCTCGATCTGTTTCGACAGGAATACCCCTCTGAACCAGAAGAAGCCTTCCTGACCACTGGTCGTCCCGTGTTCAACCCGGAACAACTGCAGGAAACACTTGGCAGTGCCGCAGATCCGGTGTCCCGTCTAGCTCTTGAGCAGGACGAGTGGAACAACCATGTCAGGGGCGAACTTACGTTATACCGGCAGCACGACCCCGGCGAACAGTACGTCATAGGTGCCGATGTCGCCATGGGTGTGCGCAATGGTGACTTTAGTGTCGCTCAGGTCTTGGACAGTAAGAAGAGGCAGGTCGCAACGTGGAGAGGCCATGTGCACCCTGATTACTTTGCCACGGTGCTTTGGCACCTAGGTGACTTCTTTAACCAAGCCTTCATAATTGTGGAGAACAACTCACATGGTATTCTCACCTGTACTCGATTGGCTAAGGATCTGGCCTATCCAAACTTTTATCAGACTACTGAAGTGGATAAGCTCACAGATCGGGAAAGTACGAAACTGGGCTTCGCAACAACTGCTAAAACTAAGCCGCTGGTTATCGACCAACTGAGAGCAGCCGTCAGGGATGGCGAACTTCAGTTAAACGACAAAACAACAATTAGAGAAATGCTGACGTACATCGTGACAGAGAGCGGAGCGATGGAAGCAGAAGCTGGGTGCTATGACGACTGTGTCATGAGCCTCGCCTTGGCAAACCATGTCCATGAGGGCGCTTGGGAGCCTGTAGAAAGCACTGATGATATGTACATAGAAATGGTCTAAAATGGCAGAATATACAAAGCTTACAGACGAGCAGATCGTCGCTCTTGTCGACGACAATGTGCGCAAGTCTATCGGCTATTATGACAGCCAGATCAGCCGTGAGCGCCGCAAGGTTACTGACCACTACAATGCGGTTCTTCCACGCCCAGCGCACGATGGTAACTCTAAGTATGTTTCTATGGACGTCTACGATGCTGTCGAAAGCATGAAGGCTGCACTTCTGGAAACATTCTCCACTGGATACAAAACGGTGCGCTTCAGCCCACAGAACGCCGAAGACGTACCTATGGCTGACGTGGCAACTTCATATGTCGACTACGTGGCAAACCGCCAGAATAACCTGTTTGAGATCATGCAGACGGTCATCCACGATGGTCTGGTAGCTCGCGCCGGTATTGCCAAGGTCTTCTACGAGCCGTCTACAGACAGCGTTCTGCAGCAGATAGAAAACGTCCCCGGCGAAGAGTTTGACATGATGATCGCCGACGAGATGGTTGAGATCGATGAGGTCGAAGAGGACGCGCTTGGGAACTACAGTGGCTACATCCGTATATACAGGGACACGTCCAAGGTCTGCATCGAGGCTGTTGCCCCCGAAGAGTTTCTGATTGAACCACAAGCCAAGTCTTTGGATTCGGTGTCGTTCTGTGCACAGCGCTATAAAAAGACACTGTCTGAGCTTCGGGAGATGGGCTACGACGAAAAGCTTCTGGAAAACATAGGTGAGCATGACGATGTCGACCTAGAGACAGATCCTGAGGTCCTTGCACGTCATGAGAACATAGGCAGTGACCGTGGCTTCAATGCTAAAGGTTATCAGGATGTCGTCCGTCAGGTGACGGTCTACGAAGCCTACATCATGCTAGACAAAGAGGGCGAAGGACAGGCCTACCTCTACAAGGTCATCAAAGCAGGAAACAGTCTACTAGAGTGTGAACTCTGTCAGCGTCGACCCTTCGTTGCCTTCGTACCTCTGCCGATTGCACATGCCTTCTACGGTTCCAACTTCGGTGCCAAGGTCATACCCATTCAGAACGCCAGAACGGTACTCACACGGTCGATCCTCGATCATGCGATGATTACGAATAACCCACGTTATGTCGTTACCAAGGGTGGCCTCAGCAACCCAAGAGAACTGATCGACAACCGCGTGGGCGGCATCGTGAATGTCACGCGCCCTGATGCCATTCAGCCGATGCAGCAGGCGGCTCTCAACCCGTTTATCTTCCAAACCATCCAGATGCTGGACGAAGACAAAGAGGACACCACAGGCGTCTCTAGGCTGTCTCAGGGCCTCAACAAGGATGCCATCAGCAAACAGAACAGCGCTGCTATGGTTGAGCAGTTGGCGACCATGTCGCAGCAACGCCAGAAGATCATTGCGCGGAACTTTGCGAACAACTTCTTGAAGCCACTCTATCAGATGATCTACCAGCTTGTCGTTGAAAACGAAGACGAGCAGAAGATCGTTGAGCTTGCCGGTAGCTTCGTCCCTGTCAATCCAGCATCATGGGCCGACAAACGTGACGTACAGGTCGACATGCATTTGGGCTACGGAGAGCAAGAACAAGAGGCCCAGAAGTATCTGGCGATACACGGCCTGATGGCTCAGGACCCTATCCTCAGTCAGATGTATACGCCTGAGAATGCCTATAGGCTTATGTCCACCGTTCTAGAGAATAACGGCATTAAGAACGTAAACGACTTCCTGTCTCAGCCTCAGCCGCCTCAGCAGGACCCTGCACAAGACATGCAGATGCAGATGGCCCAGAAGCAGCTTGAGATCCAAGAGCGGCAAACTGCTGTCGCTGAGATGAAAGCACAGACAGACGCTCAGATTGCTCAGTTGAAACTTGAGCTTGAGCAAATGAAAGCGCAGCGCAACTTCGCTATCCAAAGTGACAACATGGACCTCAAAGAGGCCCAGCTTGAGCACAAGCGGATGGTTGATACCGCTGAACTTGAGATCGCCCGTAACGCAGATGACGTGAGAGCGATTGCCAGCCCAACGGGCTAACATGAGATGCGCCGCCGGAACCCTGTAGCGCGGGTCCTGAGGACCCCTAAGTTTCGGCAGCGCGTGATCAAGAGCAAGACCAAGGTTTTGCCCCGGAAGGCCAAACATAAAAAAGGAGAGCAACATGCGTACCGATGAACAGGAGCGCTTGATCAGCTTAGGCGATAACGCAGAAGAATTACTTAGCAACGCAGCTTTCACCAAGACCATCAACGGTTTGGTCGAAAGCACCTACAATGCTTTTGTAAACTCAAAGCCAGACGAGGCAGAGAGCCGAGAGCGTACTTACAACCATTATCGCGCACTTGTCGACGTGGTTAACACCTTGAACCAGCAAGTAGCTGTCAGGGACCAAATCATGGAGAGCGAACAAGCAGGCGACAGCAGCCAAGAGGAAGAATAGGTCCATCATGAGAAACGACCAACAAGATCAACCTCAACGTGCCACCTTCGACGATGTCGAAGATGCGGCAGATGCCATCTTGGGCCGCTGGTCGGACGACGAAAGTCTACCCGACCGCGAGGACGAAGAGGCGACCTCAGAGGACGACATCAACGAGACAGATGCCTTTGAGGATTACGAAGAAGACGAGACTGACGAAGCCGAAGAGGACACTGAAGAGAACCTTGAGGACCCTGACGAAGAAGAGACCGCCGAGGATGAGACCGAAGAAGCATCAGAAGAAGAAGAGTTCGAAGAACTTACTGATGAGACTTTGGTTGAAATACCTGTCAACGGTGAGATCAAACAGGCATCCATCAAGGAACTTAAAAGGCTCTACGGACAAGAAGCTAGTCTGACACGTAAGTCTCAAGAAACCGCTGCCAAGCGCAAAGAGGCAGAAGACATCATCCAGAAGACCTCGATGTCATATCAGAAGCTAATCGAGCGAGCAGAAGCAAGGTTTAAACCGTATGCAGAAGTCGACATGCTAGTCGCAAGTCGTCAGATGGATGCGGATGATTTTGCTCAACTGCGTAAAGAGGCTCAGGACGCCGAGAGTGACCTCAAGTTCCTTCGAGAGGAAAGTGACGCTTTCTTTAAACAAGCACAGGCTGATTACAACAAACAGCATCAGGCTGCTGCTCAAGAATGCGTCAGAGTTTTACAGGACAACCTACCGGATTGGGGCAATGATCTATATAACGACATTCGCTCATATGCAGTCTCTGTAGGGTTACCACAGGACCAAGTCGACCAGTACGTCGACCCCAACGTCATCATGATACTAAACAAAGCGAGACTTTACGATATGGGCAAAGCAGCCGCTGATCAGAAGAAGTCCAAAGCCGTTCGTATCAAGTCGGCGGGTAAGAAAGTCCTTCGGTCTAGAAAAGCACCGGCAACCGATGCCGACCTAAGAGTGCAACGCCAAAGGAAGGCATCACAGAAACTTAGGTCAAATCCATCGATCTCTGGTGACTTGGATGACATAGCAGACGCCTTGATGTCGCGCTGGGAGCAATAACCCACCCCAAGACATCAGGAGGCCATTAGTATGGCTACTTATACCACCTACGATCAGGTAGGGAAAAAAGAGGATGTATCCGATATCATTACGGATATAACTCCAACCGATACCCCATTCTTTAGTATGATCCGCAACGAGAAAGTGTCTGCACGGACATTCTCTTGGCTTGAGGACTCACTTGCTGCTGCAGCAAACAATGCGGCAGTCGAAGGGGCAGACGCATCAATGGCGACACTGACAGACGCTGTTGAACGCACCAACAACACCCAGATCTTGACCAAAGCGTTTCAAGTGTCTGCAACAGCAGATGCCATTGCAACCTATGGTAGAGCGAAGGAGACTGCGTATCAGCTTGGAAAGGCTCTCAAGGAAATTAAGAGAGACCTAGAAAGAGCATACGTTGGTGTGGACAATGCGGCTGTGACCGGGACAAGCTCTGTCGCCCGTGAGATGGCATCTGCAACTCAGCAGATCACCAACTCAACGGACGCCGGTGCCAACGCCACTGACGCACTGACAGAAGCCAAGCTTCTGACTGCTGGTCAGTCTGCGTATAATGCAGGGTCAGATCCGACAGTCTTCATGATCAAACCAGCGGATAGCCAGATTGTTGCAAACTTCGCAGCAGCCTCTGGTCGTAACCGTGAGTTTGCGTCGACGAAGTCTTTGGTCAACGTGATTGATCTCTATGTGTCTCCATACGGAGAATACAAGGTCGTATTGAACCGTCATCAGTTGACGACACACGCCTTCTTGATCGACCCAACGATGTGGCGCTCATGTACGCTCCGTCCATTCTCTCGCACACTTCTTGCGAAGAACGGCGACAGCGACAAGCACTTCATCGTCGGCGAGATGTCACTGAAGCACATGAACTTCGGTGCCGATCACATGATCACAGGTCTCTCATAAGACCTGCTGACTAAGATTGAGGGTCGCCCCCACTTAAAGCACATTTCCCGCTCTCCTTTGTGTGCTTTTGAGGGGCGGCTCTCTTTACTTCTAAAAGGAGACATCATGTCAATTGATGATAAATCTGAAGACCCTATCGTAAGTGGCGATAGGGCCGATGTCGAACGCTCGCTGCTTGGGGTCAACACTCAGTATTTGCAGCAGGGCGATGATGTCGTCAGAAAACACACCCAGTATATCACCCAAGCTTTCCTCGATGATCTGAAGGACAGCCGCAACGCATCTGATGATGTGCGCGAGAGTGAGATGATGCGTGTCGCCAGCATCCCTGTGGCGGTCCATGAGCAATGGCTGCGCGAAGGGTTTAATCTTTACGAGGCGACAGGAGCAGAGATCGTAAAGAGGCTGAGAGATCAGAACCTAGACTACTTCATGGCAACCAATAAGAGGATCGGCTGAGATGGCATATGGATCTAAAAAGAGCGGCGGTGGCTTCAAGCCGTGCAAAACGTGTAAGACCCCCGGCACATGTCGTTTGGCTGGGAAGTGTCTTAAGAAGGAAACAATGTAATGAACAAAGGTGCCATCAGGAGCCACTTCAAGGCGCTCCTAAACCGCTCTGACTGCAGTGACGCTCTCGCTGACACCTTTATGGACCAGAGCATCGCACGTATCCAGAGAACGCTTCGGATACCGTCAATGGAGAAGCAGAACAGCTACACGATCACAGGCTCCACTACCTTTGTCGTCCTTCCAAACGATTTCCTTGAGATCATCGACCTGTATTACGACAAGACAAGCCTCAGCCGTGTGCCTATGAATGAGATCCTGACATTTAAAGAGGCAAACGAAAGTGGGACACCTAAGTTCTTCAGCCGAGAAGACGAGAACCTGCTGATCTACCCATCACCAACATCTGGTTCACTCAAGCTTAATTACTACGGTCAATTTGCAGACATGACGTCTGACAGCGACGAGAACGCCCTCGCGCTCTCTTCCAGCGACCTCATCATTTACGGAATGCTGACCTACGCCTCTGACTATTACCTCGATGAGCGTGGGCCTGTGTTTGAGCAGAAGTATCAACAGTTCCTTGCAGAGATCCAAGAGCAAGCAAACGACAGTGAAATGGCAGGCACTGTGCAAGCAATGCGCCCTATGGTGGCATATGAGGACTAAAGAAAATGGCTAAGACAAGCTTTTATTCTGGCACCGGTACAAACGTAACCGAAGTAAACTCTATAGAAGCTCTGAAAGATGCCGCCTCTGCTTCAGCTACGGCTGCTGCAAGCTCTGCAGCGTCTGCAGCTTCTGCAGCCAACACTATTCTGTCACTTACAGCAGCCACCGGCGCTGCAGGATCATCAGCATCCTACAACAACTCGACAGGTGTACTTACGATCCCACGCGGCGACACGGGCGCGACCGGTGCCACTGGAGCCACTGGAGCTACGGGCAGTGCAGCCACGGTAGATGTGGGGACAGCATCAGCCAGCGGTCTATCTGCTGGCGCGTCTCCTACGGTGTCAATCAGTAACTCTGGGTCATCTTCAGCAGCTACCTTCGACTTTACCTTCGGTATTCCTGCAGGCGCTACCGGTGCTACAGGAGCCACAGGTGCCACGGGTACTGCAGCCACAATATCTGTCGGTACAGCATCAGCCAGCGGCTTGTCTGCTGGGGCATCCCCGACAGTGTCTGTCAGTAACTCTGGGACGTCGTCTGCAGCCACCTTCGACTTTACCTTTGGTATTCCTGCAGGCGCGACAGGCGCGACAGGTGCCACCGGTGCAACTGGGGCGACAGGGCCTCAGGGTCCTGCAGGGGCAGATGGGTCAGATGCGAATGTCAATGCAACAAACGTGGCGGCTGCTGGGGCTGCTATGACTGCAAATAACCTGTCTGATCTGGCTAGTGCAGCCACCTCTAGGACCAACCTAGGTCTGGGTACAGCAGCGACCGCTGCAACGACTGACTTCGAACCTGCTGGCACAAGTGTGGCCTTAGCAATTGCGTTAGGATAAAATATGGCAAACACATTTAAAGTTGTAACCAAGGCAGGGGTAACAACGCTTGACGACATCTACACTGTAGGTGCCTCTACAACCACGATCATCATAGGTCTGGTCTTAGGGAACACCACAGGCAGTCAGGTAACAGCTACCGTTACTCTGTCGTCTGACACGGCTGGTCGTGCAGGCAACAACGATGAAGCAAACCAAGACGTAGAGATTGTCACCTCAGTACCTATTCCAGCTAATTCATCTCTGTCTGTGTTAGACGGTAAGATCGTGATGGAAGCAACGGACATTCTTAAAGTCTCAAGCTCCGGCGCAACAGATGTTATCCTGAGTATCTTGGAGCAATCATAATGGCAGGGTATCTAGGCACAAAAGCCGTTCTCCTCAGCACAACCAGCGCAACCGTTGGTGGAGATAGCACAGTCGGCGGTGATCTGACCGTAGACACCAACACGCTTTACGTTGACAGTACGAACAATCGGGTTGGCATTGGGAATGCAGCCCCCACCCAAGCTTTAGATGTAACTGGCGATATTGTAACCTCTGGCGGTGTCTACCTCGGCGGCACTGGGTCGGCTAATCTGCTGGATGACTATGAGGAGGGGACTTGGACGCCTAGTTTTAGAAATGGCTTTAGTGGTACACCTACCTTTGCTAATCAGGCTGGAAGATATACAAAAATAGGCCGCATGGTTTATTGTGATTTTTATATAAGAGTAACAGGAACAGGTGACTCAAGTCAGATACAAGTTGATGGATTACCATTTACATCTACATCGAACAACCTTTCTAGAGGTGGGGGACTTAGTACATATGTAGATATGATAACAGGTAACACATTTCAATTTTACGGTGGGCGAAGCATAAGTTATTTCTCTTGCTACATAGACGGAAATACCGGCCCTTCGTTTTCTGGTTCAATTACAAGTAAATATCTAATTGGAATATATACATATGAAACAGACGCATAACCCACTGCATAGCCTTGGGTCGGACAGTCCAAGCCATAAAGGAGATAAGCGATGGCACTAACAGAAGAAACAACACAAGACAAAATAGAGATCGTAGGCGACTTCAAGCACGTTCAGGTGCGTACAGCCACGGTCATCAAGCGTGACGGTGTAGAGATTAGCCGATCCTTCTCACGCCATGTAGTCGCACCAGATGCAGACATCACAGGCGAAAGCACAGAGGTGCAAAACATTTGTGCGGCAGTACACACACAAGCGGTTAAGGATGCTTATGCTGCACACCTAGCAGCACAAGAGGTATAACTAATGTCAGCTTATATCGGCACAATACCCACGCCACAGGCAACCCAGACGAGGCAGACGTTTGTAGCCACTGCGTCACAGACGACCTTCACAACCATAGGTTTTGTGGACAAGTACCTAGACGTATTTCTTAATGGGGTAAAATTAGTATACTCAACAGATTTCACAACTTCTGGCGGCAATCAGATTGTGCTTAACTCTGGTGCTGCGGCAGATGACGTTTTGGATGTCGTTTTGTACACCGCCAACACTGACACGGTAAGTAATGGCGGCAGATACAAAGGTGAACGTGGGACTGTGGGGGCTTCGGCGGCGGCTGGTGACATCTTTAGAGTGCATGAGCAAACCTTGAATACGAATGTTACTATAGACTCTACAGAGAGTGCCTTATGCGCTGGCCCTTTGACTGTGGCTAGTGGTGTCGTTTTGACCATAGCAACAGGAGGCAACTTGGCGATCCTATGAGTGAGATTAGAGCAACAACAATTAGTGATGCGGCGGGTACTGGGCCGATTACGCTGACGAAGCAGAGTGCTCCAAAAGCACAAGTAAACTTTGACGGTAGCTCAATAGCTATTAACACAGGTAGTTTAAATATTTCTTCCGTCACCGACGATGCTACGGGTAAATACACACCTAATTTTACAAACAGTTTTGATGCTGTTCCAAGCGCTACGGGTGGTATGACTGTTTCTAACTATCCAGGTTTAATGAGAGTTAATCCAGCTACAGGAAGCTGTCAGATTTTTTGTTCAACGTCTTACTCTAGCACTTACCTTGATAGCTCAGATACGTCCATTCAATGTTGTGGGGATTTAGCATGAGTACACTAAAGGTCACAAACATTCAGGCCACAGGCGAAACGGCGTCACGTGCAGTCTCAGGAGTTGCGGCGGCTTGGGTTTGCTACGATCAAGTTACACCTGCAATTTCAGATAGCATAAACATTTCAAGTGTTTCGGATTACGCTACGGGTGAGTTCATTACAGTATTTGCCTCAAACATGGCAAATGCCAACTATTCTGAGGCGGGTATGGGTAGAACATACCATGTCAACTCTAGCAGTGCGGATAACAAAACCTCTTCAGGAGACAGGCATCAAACATTCTATGTAAGTAATACAACTGGTGGGAGAACATCAATTGATATGAACAGATCGCACGTTGTATATCACGGAGACCTAGCATGAGCAATCTAGTCGTATCCAACATCTCCGATGGCACAACATCCGTAGGCACTGAGTATGTCGTCAATGGGGCGGCTAAGGCTTGGATTTCTGTTAATCAAACAAGCACCCAAGCTATTCTCAACAGCACTAATGTAACTTCAATTACTGATCAAGAATTGGGGGTTACGACGGTAAACTATTTATCCGCAATGTCATCAGCTACATATTCAGCAATATCTACTGGTAACCCTCAAAATTATTCTGGAGGCCAAGGTGGGGTTCAAAGTGCAGGTAACGCTTTTTCAGGTGGTTCAAAAACGGCAGGTAGACACACCATAGATATGCGTGACACATCAAATGTTTATAGAGACACGGATGATGCTTCGTCTGCTGTCTTTGGAGACTTAGCATGACCCACGGACATCTCTGGGAACGCCTACTAGAAGCCAAGTCACGCTTGAAGCCTGTGCAGTCTAAGTATCGTGTGTTGTTCGAAGACCCGAATGCACCTGACGAACCTGCCAAGGTCTTAGTCCCTGATCCTAACTTCATGGCGGCTGGTCTTGCTGGCGGCTACCTCAGTCCAATTGAGACATATCTTAGAGATCGTGACGTACCTGACGGAGAGCCAAAAGAGCATCCCTACGCAGAGCCTATTGGCCCCCAAGACGAAGAAACACTTATCGAATATCTCATTCAAAAGGATATCTGTCCAAGCATATGGCGGGACTACAAAGGTAACAGAACGATTATGAAGATCGTACCTGTTGAAATGATCCCTTCGGATCGGTCATTTAGAAACGCATGGAGAATAGCGCAATGACGACTTATATTAACATCAACGGGGATGTTCGTGATGTAGGATCTCTTACCGTTCCAACAGACCGCACATTCCGTGGGGCTTGGCAGTTCAATGGCAATGCTGTTGAAGTAGACATGGCAGCGGCTGTGGCAATCCACAAGGACAACCTACGTGCAGAACGTAAGCCACGCCTAGACGCCTTGGACGTTGCTTATATGAAAGCACTTGAAGCTGGCTCTGGTGCGGCTGACATTGCAGCGCAAAAGCAAACACTGCGTGACATCACAAATGATGCACGTATTGCAGCGGCAACTACACCTGATGAACTCAAGGCATTGGACTTGGCTACCCTGTTGGGAGAATAAGCTATGAGCAAGGCGAGAGAACTAGCCAATCTTGGCAATGCCTACAGCGATGGTGCTTTGTCGAACAGGAATAGGATAATTAACGGCGGCTTTGACGTTTGGCAGAGGGGAACGTCATTTACGCCAAGTTCTGTAATTTTTGGTGCAGATCGTTTTGCTGCATACAAATCTGGGGCATCCGCTGGTGATTATGCTCGCTCTACAGATGTTCCTGCTGGGCAGGGTTTTACCTATTCTGGGTATTTCAACGGCACTGATATTCGTCACTCAATTGAATTGCCTGCTGCTGGAAAACGTGGTGTCTTTGTTGACGGGTCTCAGTGGACACTTTCGTTCTGGGTTAAGGCGGCAGCAAGCGGAACAGCAACTGCAAACTTAGGTTGGGCTAACGGCGTATCAGCAAGCAGCTTGACCTATTGGGGAGCCGATCAGTCGTATTCCTACAGCACTTCGTGGGAGAAAAAGACCATTACATTTACAGTGGGCGGCAGCATTACTGGATCACATGCCGCTGTGTTACTCTACATGTCTTCTGTCTCAGGTCTCTACCTGACAGGCGTCATGTTGGAAATCGGCGACACGGCAACCCCCTTCGAGCACCGTTCGTATGCGGATCAGCTTCAGGCCTGCCAGAGGTACTATAACTCAATACATGCACACTATTTATTTTATTACAATTCAGGTGCTTGCATAGCCAACATAGACTATGCTGTATCTATGAGGGCAAACCCCACTGTTACTATAGGGGCT